CTCGTTTTTAGCGGGCTACTCCCAAGCATCATCAGCGAAGATGGAGGCGACAATTCCGAGCCTCAACGGTGGGATCCAACTTCCAGGACTCACCCGAGCTTGATATGGTGTACGCGACGGGAACAAAGTAGCCGAGGCGTGAGGTTTTTACTCAAATCCAAACCGGTGAGGTGCCTGTCAGACAGGCGAAGACCCCAACGAAGGAGCCTACGGGTTCCATCCTGGGCCTTCTCCGAATCAAAACGGACACCGGTTACGTGGTAATCGAGCCAGCCGTCAATGTGGCGGCTGTGCTCTACCAATGTATCAACAGTCGGGTGAGCCCGGAGCTTGATGGACGAGGTAGTCCCTAGGGACAGCTTGAGAGGCTGATCCCGATCGAGGACATACTTCCTTCCATCCACTTCAACGAGTTCACCAGACATCCAGGTGCCATTGAGAGGCGCCGGGCTGTCTTCCTCGACTGTTCGGTTAAGAGGCTTGACTCCACGTTGGGTAGGTGAGTAAGACCCTCCTGATCCAGGAGGAGGCGTGCGGCCAGCTTACGCTGGGCATACGTTATGTCGTACTCACCCCAGCCCGTGGGGTCCAAACCCAAACCACCAAGTGGCTGAGGGATAAACCAGTTAAGGCCAGAATACATCTTGAGCAGGCCTAGCCTGTTCTGATGTTCTAACCAAATCCGGTTAACCAAAGGCCAACGTGAGAGACCAACCGACTCGCGTAGAAACGATTGGATTGGTGGCAGGACAAGCCTCATGTCCGCAGAGAGGACATCCACACCAGTCTCATGACGTAGCTCCTGACGAAGGCGCATGGCCTCAGTCTGAAAGCCCCCCCACCAGGGTCGCGTCAAAAATCCGTCCTTGGTATAAAGCTCAGAATTAATGGTGAAGAACTCACTACTGTAGTAGTTCTTCCCCACACTGAGCCGGAAACCGTAGGAACCGATGATTTCGCGCCAGCGACCGTACTCGGACGGTGTGGCCTGGAAGAGAATGTCATCACCATTGACCAACACCGGCAGGGAATCAAACTCCGAGCGGGTTAGAAAACCGCGGGAGAGGGCGCGCTCAAGTAGCTGACCAATGGGCCCCGGGGCACCGAGATAGGTCTCAAGGTAACCCGCGAGGTTAACGATGCAGAGGATGGGAAACGAGAGGATGTTACCCATGAGCTGGCCATTCTGCTGTATCATCTGAGATGGTACAGGGATGCTGTCTAAGAGGGCATCCGGGACCTTCTTACGGAACTGTTCAAGTGTCCGTGAATAGTCCAGAACGGATCCTGTGAGACCAACGAGCAAACGAGAACGAAGCTCAGGGTCCATAGCCACAGGACCTACCAGTCGGTCAAAGACCAGACGGGTAGCACGCATGGAAAGACGGTCAGTCGCGGCAGAATAATCGCCAGAGACGAAGGGGATGCCATCAAAGGTGAAGATCTCTCCCACCTTGTTGGCGACCCTTTCACCACCCACAAGGGAAAAGGGCCTCAAGCTCTTGAGGGTCTGATGCCAGACCTTTTGGAACGAGGAACCTGCCGCTGTGGAGGGACCGTCCGCGATAGAGATCGTGCGGATTTTGAAGGGCTCTTGTAAAGCCACCACACTCACCAGGGGATCAAAGTCCCACTCCTTCCAGTCAAACTGGTAGGGTTCCTGGCGAAACTCCACCACACCCACATTTGGATTGTAGTCCATAGAATGGAGTGGGAGGAATCGATCTTCCCGGAGGATACCCAGACGCTCGTTTTGAGCGGCCCG